ATTCTTAACTACATTAAGATGTCTCTGTATATCTTCTTCGTCTTGTCCTTCTACTTGTGGGTTCTTTGCTATCAGTATCATCAGGTCAGCTTCAGCAGCCTTACCTGTACGTGAGCCTTCCATCATGGATTGGTTAAGCTGCGCACGACCTTCAGCATCTGCTGATAGCTGTGACATATAGAATACGGCACAGTCATAGGTCTTTGCAATCTGCCTAGCGTAGATAGCACAAGCGGCTAGTGCTTGGTCTTCCCTTGCATAAGAACCAGATACACCAAACTTGTCACCCATGTCAAGCACTAAGATGTCAGGCTTGTATGACTTACACACAGACTCTACCCATGCCATGTCACGCCCACCAGCATCCTTAATCTTGATGTTATTCATGACAGGTACATACAGTGACTGTGCCTTACTCATGTTGTCACGAACCTCTCGTGCTGTCATACCTGCAGCGGCAGTCAAGTACCTTGCACCGACACGGTGTGTAGGTTCTTCATTACACAGGATGATGCACTTAGCACCCTGATGTGCAAAGCCACCGGGGGCTGCAATCAGTGAGGCATGGAACGATGTCTTACCTGTGTTAGGACGTGCGCCTACCTCAATCAACTGACCGCCACTCACACCCTCAACCTTTCGTGCTATGCTAGGTACGTTGAATGTCCACTTGGCTTCCAGTTCAGCCTTTGCCATGAGTGTCTCAATGCTGATGTCATCCCACTCAATGTTGAGGTTAGGAATGAAGTCATCGCCATAGCGTTCAAGCAGAGTACGCAATGCCTCTAGTGTATTGGCATCGCCGTTGACCATATCAAACCCAATGTTGGCTACGTCTTCACCAATCACCTGTTGAAATAGCTTGGACAAAACCTCTTGTGCTATGTCACTGCCCATCGTGCCTTCCTTCTTGACACTGGCAAAGAGACTAGCATACGCTTGCTTCTGTGCTGTTGTCAGTGTCGGGTTGTCCGACATGAACAGTGCCTCTACTTCATCAGGGGATACACTACGATTGTACTTGTCCATCGCTACATCTATGGTCTTCTTAATCTTACGCACATCCTTACTGAACAGGCGGTCAGGACACTTAGCACCACGATGGTCATCGTAGAAACTCTTGTCCATTAAACTTCGTATCAATGATAATTCCATATTGTTATACTCCTATGTTGGTTAGGTTCTCAAAGTCTGTTGGGTTACGGTACTTCAAGTCATCTGTTAATCTTAGAACACGGACATCATTTACATGACCTCTTAGTTCCTTTGCAATAGCCAGTGTCTTGGGTAAGGCATCTGGGTCTAGTGCGATAATTGCTGTCGAGAACTGCGCAAGATACTTCTTGTGAGATTCCTGTAATGATGTCCCCAACACGGCAACTCCTTGCCAAACATCATTACCGACAACTGCGGCACTCACGCAGTCCTCAACAACTACGGCGACTTTACCACAACCATAAGAGTATGGCAAGCCACTTTTTCCATATCGTTTCCACTTGGGTAATCTTTTTCCAAGCGCACGACCAGTAGCATCCACTACCTTGTTGTCGTGTACGATAGGGAATACAGCACGATGCTCTTTAACATCATACATAATACCAACTTTATCTACATCAAGACCATACAATTCCATAGCCCACTCAGCAACATCGAAGTTAGCAGGTACAATATACTCAGGCATAGTGAATGTCTCTTGGGAAGCGAATGCTTCTGCACCGCTGAACCCCATACGAATATCATCTACTGTTAGCCTTACACGACTGCCACCACTAGTAGCACAGGAAGCCTTATAACAATTCCACATAAGGCTACCCATGTTATTAGTCACAGTGAATGTATTATACCCATTACAAGTAGGACAGTTCATTCTCTTTGTATGTCCAATAGGTATATTCATATCACTTATAATGTTATATATATTACTCATGTATATATCACTTTCTTTGCGGCAGTTGTATTGCTTATACCATGTGTTTTTCGTTCCGTCAATGCATAATTTGCAGAGGCGAAAGTATTTTTCATGTATGGTTTGACTGACTGTGGATTACTGTGTCCTGTAACCGACATAATCTGTGCCATACCGACACCAGCCTCAACCATTTCAGTAGTACCAGTCCTTCGTAAGTCGGACAGGCGTAGTTCCTCTGGCAGTCCAGCATTACGCATAGCCTGTCGTCCAAACTTAGACAACCTGTCTATGCTATAAGCATGGTACATACCATTCATAGGGCGAGGACGAGGGGCAACAAAGGGTTGGAAGTTAAACTCCTGTGCCTGTTGCCTGAGCATATCTAGCAAGTCCTCACTGATAGGTAAGGTCACCCTTGCACGGCGTTTGCTTTGCTCCAAGTATAACTTGCTCTCGTCTAAGTCAAGCATATCCCATGTAAGTAATCGCATGTCACCTAGTCTCTGACACCATTCGTATGCCATGTGTACTATCAACCCGATACTACGATAGTCAAAATCACTATAAGCGTAGTCAAGAAATTGACGCACATCATCCTGTGTCCATACAACCCTGCGTTGTTTAGGTGTCTTACGCTTGATGTTAGCAAAAGGATTTACTGTGGCGTACTCCATCTCCATTGCGTAACGAAACACAATAGATGATACAGCACACACATGATTAGCAAACGAGATACCACGCTTTACCCATTCTTCATAGGCATGTTTGGCTTGCTTGCTAGTCACAGTATTGAATGCCTGTTCACCAAAATCACTGACCAGTATGCTAAGGAAGTATTGATAGTCCTTCTTAGACCTGTCCCTTAACATACTGAAATCATTGGATGAATAGTACACTTGTACTAAGTCACTGACTGTTTTCATACTAACCTTCTCCTAGTCTCTATGTCCATATGGTTCGACATCCTTACCCATAATTACTTTACAACCCATAGGGGCTTCATCACAATTAGGATAACTAAAGCAACCTATATGCCTATCTAAATCATCTTTATCATACTCCCAAACATCAACGGCTGTTACATCACAAGATGACATACCTTGTTTGAGCAGCTTGTCTATGATAGCAAATGCTTCCTCTTCGGAAGCAGCATCTACATCATAAGACAAGCAACCATCGCACCAATCAGGTGCAAACTCAATCACATACCGCTTCATGCCGCAATCAACTCCTTAAACTGCTTGCTCTCAATCCACTGTGACACTTTGTGTTCACGAGTGAACATGGATACTGCTTGTGTATCCTTGCCTGTCTCACGCAGATTGAAACCATTACGCTCATCAGCATAGGTAGCATAGTTAGTGAAGGCAGAGTACAATGCCCAGACATTCTCACCACGAACACTAGCCTCTTGGTTATACAAACCAAACATCTTCTCTGCTGTCCTGTCAGACTTGAGCAGTGCCTCTAGCATAGCCTTGACATCCCCTACATACAGAGGCTTGTTAGCCCATGCTTGTAGACGCTCTGACTGTGCATAGAACGACTGTGTAGACTCCCGCAGGTCACGAATGAACCTGTCCATGCTGAAGTTGGCAGAGTTCTTGCGGCGTATCTTGTCATGCTCACCACGAATCATGCCATTGGTGCAGAAGAAATCAATAGCACCAAAGTATGTCTGGTTAGAACACGAACCATCCACCCCATGCAGGGCGATGATACGCTGTGCAATGGTAGTGCTGTGCTTGTCATTAGCAATACGAGCAGTCACATTAGGCAGTGTCATGTCCATCAATGCCCATGCATTCTGCTTGGCAATGCGCCACTTGATGTTCATACTGTCACACTGCTCCTCACCCAAGTTCTCAGTGACGGTGTTATGTACACCCTCAAAGAAATCTATATGATTAGCACAGTTAAATGTATTACCAACAACACCAATGTATTCACCAGTGTTGCCGTTTATGACGTACTTCTTGTCACGAACCTTAGTAGGCTCAAACTGTACATCAAAGTTAAGTTTCTCAGGAATTACACCCTGCATTGGAAAGTCAAAAGGCATATCATTTTCTCCTTATGTTAGTTAAATGTCAACTGATATTGTGTTGTGTATATTTCCCTACCCCCACACATATCCCTATACTCAGAACGAACTCTTACTCATCCTCAAGTACATAGTCAGCCCAATATTGTTTGCTTCCATAATCATCAACAGATGGCACAAACTTAAACTCTGTGTGCAGTACATGAATCATGTCTTCTATGTCACGCAAATGCAACAGGTCAAGTGTGTAACACTCACTTGCATACTGCAAGATGTCACGAAGTCTGTTGTGTTGCTTGAGTAGCATTAGTCTCTGTTCATTTGTTAGTTCCATT